GGGCCTCTACGGCGTGCATGGACTGCACGCGTGAGTACAGGTACTCGGATGATTCGATCAACTTGCTCATGGCTCAATCCTTTCAACGCGACCGTCGCGATAGTGCAGCGTGTTGCCCACGCGGCTTGGAAGTGATGCGGCGTCGTCGCCACCAGGTCTTGTGCATGGCAAGGTCAGCTCGGGGCATGAGTAGTGGCCATCCATCTTCTGCCACTCCATGGGGGCGGCGACCTCAATTGACTTCAGGAATTTGTATCGATCCATTTGTTGTGCTCGGTGAATTAAAGGACGTACCAGACAAGGTACATGGGGGCGGCCAGGATGGCCGCGATGATGATAGCGCCAAGGACGTCTTTGGTGGTCATTCTGTGGCCTCCATCAACGCCCAGTCGCGGTCAATGTCGTACTGCTCGGCGTCGCGGTCCTCATCGAGCTGCGCCTGCTCGGCGTCGTATTCGTAGTAGGTGGGTTCGTAGTTCGGTTCCATGTCGTTTTACTCCGGTTTAGCGTTTTGAAGTGGGGCCGAAGCCCCGTTGATTAAGATTGCAGCCACTCTTCGTATGTCTTGAGTGGGGCGCCGCCTCGGGTGATGTCGCCACCCTTACCGTCGTCGGCAAAGGTCAAATAGATCTGGTACTCGGCGTCGTTGGTGCCGCGCTGTTGTGTCTGCCAGTCTGCGTTGGGGATCAGGTTTGCGTTCATTTCATTTACTCCGGTTAACGTTTAAAAATCTGTTACACCGAGTATAGCGTATTAACTGAATGTCATTTTATTGGGACAAACCCTAGTTGTTTTTTGACTACTTTGGTAAAATGTGGCCATGAAAGTACTAGACGACATGCACAAAAAAGCCCGTGCAAACGGGCTATTCATGCGCCATGTGTGCGCCGAGGCTGGGATTGCCCCTGCCCAGTTCAGTCGCTGGCGCAGGGACAAGGTTCAACCGCTGTACGTCAGTGTCGTGCGCCTGCAGGAGGCTCTGGATCATCTGATCGCACAACGTGCATCAGCATCAGAGGCGCATCCAGATACATCTCCAGCGCCAGAGCAATCAGCGCCGAGCGTGACAGCTTGAGCTTCCTGGCCTCTTCGTCCACCATGTCGACCATCTTCTGGTCGACGTAGGTGGCGATCAGGCGCAGAGATTTATCCTTGTGCGCCATTCAGATCACCATTCGTCGTCGTCAGACGCCGCACCAGCTGGCTGCGCCGCAGTTGATGGTGAGATGCCAAACGCTGCCGCGGCAGACAAGCGAGCGGACCCGCCAAGTGGCTCACCCTTTTCCAAGAGCAGCACGTGGTTCAGTCCAAACGCCACGCCGCGGTTACCGGCTGCGTCGTACGCGTAGGCATTGACCGCCACGCGCCCGTAGTCGCCAGACACCACCGCGTCACCGGCAATCAGGTCGCGGCCATTGCCGTCAATGATCGACGGCTTCTGGTTCGACTTGGTGTTGAAGAAGTAGCAGCCAGCGTACTCGGCTCCCAGTGGTGAGCCGTCCGACTTGGTCTCGGTGTCACCGTCACGCAATGGGTTGCGCACGTTCTTGGGAATCTTGTCGCCAAACTTGGCCACCAGTGCTGCCTTGGCTGCGGCCTTGAGCGCGGAGATGGTCTCGGTGTCGGACTTGGGCACCAGCACCTGGGTGCTGAACTCATCCTTGCCGTTCATCTCATTGCGGCGAGCCTGCGCCACGTTGCAGTAGGAGAAGCGGGCGCGGCCCGTAGTTACTTGCGTCGTCATAATCGTTTCCTTTCGGTTTTACGTTTGATGCCAGCTGATACAAGTTGAGATCAATTGACACTGCCTGCAACAACTGCAAGCAGGCGACAACTGTAACACAAGTAAAAAACTTTTTACAAAAGTATTTTGCGGATGTATCATCGAGCCTCAATCAACAAAACGGGGTAAACGTGAAACTGTATCCGCACCAGGAGGAGAGCCGGAATTTCCTGCTGACTAAGAAGCGAGCCATCCTCGCCGACCAGCCGCGCGTTGGTAAGACGCTGCCCACCGCAAGCGCCGCTCTTGACAACCTGCCAGCGCTCATTGTCTGCCCAGCAATCGCAAAGCCCGTGTGGCTGCGCGCGGTCAACGCGCTTGGCCGCAACAACGTCGACGTGACCCTGGTCGAGGGTCGCAAGATGGCCAAGGAGGTCCACTCCACCAGCGTCGTGATCGTGAACTACGACCTGCTGCCTGACATGGAGCCGAAGCTATTTAAGCGCTACCAGACGCTGGTGCTGGACGAGAGCCACCGTATCAAGAGCCACTCAGCAAAGCGCACCAAGGCCGCGTTAAAGGCCATGAAGGCTATCCCTCACGTCTACGCCTTGTCAGGCACGCCAATACCCAACAGGCCCATCGAGCTGTGGCCGCTGCTGCATGGCCTGGGCATCTACCGCGGCGGCTACTACGACTTCGCCGCACGGTACGCCGGCATGTGGCGCGCGCCGTGGGGCATCGACGTGAGCGGCGCCACCAACCTGCCAGAACTCAAGGCCATGATGAAGCCGCGCGTGCTGCGTCGCAAGAAAGCAGACGTCTTCATGGACTACCAGGACCCGCAGGTGTCACTCATCACGTTTGATATACCCGTTGACAAGCGCGAGCAGCAGTTCGACGCCGACGCGCTGATGGCCAACCCCAACGCGCTGCTTGCGTTTGAGGGGCTGGCCGAGGTGATGAAAGAGGCAGGCATGCGCAAGGTCAAGCCAGCGGCTGAGTTCATCTCAGACCTGCTGGAGGGTGAGGACAAGGTCGTCGTGTTCGCGCACCACAAGGACGTCGTGCGTGAGCTGTGCGACTCGCTCAAGAGCTACGACCCCGTCACCGTCACAGGGGACACGCCGCCAAAGCAGCGTGAGGCCAACATCAAAGAGTTCCAGCAAGGCAAGTCGCGCGTGATCATCGGCAACATCGCCGCCATGTCTGAGGGGGTGGACCTGTCCGCCGCCGACGTCGTGGTGTTTGTCGAGGCCACCTGGCAGACCTCCGCGCTGGAGCAGGCAAGCAGCAGGGTTGAGAACATCGGCAAGGAGTCATTCAGGCCGCTCATCTACCTGCTGACCATCCGCGCATCACTGGACCACACGATCCTGTCCAAGGTGCTAAAAAAACTCAACATCATTGACCGAATCATCTAACCCAAAGGAGAAAACGATGAAAACCAAGGCATCGCGCATCCGCGCATACATCAACGCAAAGCCAGGCGCCACGACAAGCGAAATTTGTCAGGAGCTGCGCGTCTCACGTGGTGACGTTTACAACGTGCGCCACCGGATCAAGGCGCGCAGGGCTGCCATGCGGCGCATGGCCCGCATTGGTGCCGCAGCTGCAAAGGCTGCGCCGGTGATCAGCCACTCTGATTTGGCCACCCCAGAAGAGGAGGAGGCGTTCAATGCCATCGCCGCCAACGCGACGCAGGTCGGTGGCCAGCACTACAAGTCCAAGGCCATCCAGCCCTGGGACTACATCGCCAGCAACAACCTCGGCTACCTGGAGGGAAACGTCGTGAAGTACGTCAGCCGCTGGAAAGACAAGGGCGGCGTTGAGGACCTGAAGAAGGCCCAGCACTACTTAGCCAAACTGATTGAGGTGAACCAATGATCCAACACACACAACGTAAGCACGCGCGGCTCTCAGCGTCGCGCGCTGACCGCTTCATGTCCTGCCCTGGCAGCGTGAAGCTAGAGGACCAGATGCCCTACGAGCCATCAGGCGAGGCAGCGGCTCTTGGCACGCATATCCATGAGCTGGGCGAGATGCTGCTCAACGGCGCGGACTACGACGAGGTCTTGACCTCTGGCGTCGAGAAAGAAAACCTCGACATGGCCCGCTCTTACGCGCAGTTTGTCAACACGCTGGTCGAGAACCCCAAGCGCAAGCTGATCGAGGTCAACCTGGATGATGGCCTTAAGACCCTGCACCCGTCACTCGGTGGCACGGCTGACGCGGTCCTGACCGAGAGCCACACGCTGCACGTCGTGGACCTGAAGACCGGCCGCATCCCTGTGGACGCCAAGGACAACCGCCAGATGATGGTCTACGCGCTGGGTGCCATGCGCAAGTTCAACGCGCCTGCCGACATCAGCGTGAAGATGCATATCTTCCAGCCCCGTACCGGACACAGCACGCACACGGTATCAGGCAACGACATCATCAGCTTCGGGCATGAGCTAAAGGCCGCAGCCGACCTGGCCAACCAGGATGACGCGCCAATCAACCCAGGCTCATCGCAGTGCCAGTGGTGTAAGGCCAAGCCCATCTGCCCAGCCATCCGAGCCAAGTCCATCAACGCGGCGCGCAAGGTGTTCGACGTCAACCAGGGCGTCTCGCCCGACATGATTGAGGACGCCAAGCTCGCCGAGCTGTGGTCCACGTCCATACTGGACGCGGCCAAGAAGCAGCTCATTGACAAACCCGAGTCGATCCCAGGCTGGTACATGAAGTCCGGTCGCAAGACCAAGTTCTGGCGTGATGAGGCGATCGTCAAGGAGGTGCTAAAGAACAACCCCGATGCGTTTGAGTTAAGAAGCCCGTCGGCAATACTCAAGGCAGGCATCGAGATCAGCGAGGACCTGGTCGGCGAGAAGACGGCCGCACCGACTTTGGCTAAAGCCAAATCTGGTGAATAATTGACCCTCCAAAAAAAAGCCACGTGGGTGAGACGTGGC